TCAGACCGATATTCGGTCATCACTTCGATAAGCTGATAATTCATATAGTCTTGAACACGCTTCGCCTGCTTCTCGCGGTCGTCGGTCACAATGCCCCAAATATGTGTTTTAACCGGACCCTTGGCTGGCATGATTTCTTGGATCGTCTGTGCCTGGAATCTGACAACAGCCTCCGATAACATCGGATGGAATACACCGCAAGCTCCAGCCCACGGGGTGGTGCGATCCTCAATTTCCAAGCCCAACTGATCAAGACCTTCTTTATACGTCGTCTCCCAATCCGAACGGCTTCTCTTGTCGGAATCGAACATCGATATGCAATCGATTGCCAATGTACGAAGATCTTTGTCTTCGATGTACTCCGCGAGATTGGAATCAAATTCTTCGGTTCCGGCACCCGTGAGATCTGCCATGGGATCGAAGTCGATCTCGACGCCGCCATCTTCCAGTTCGGTGACAAGGGAATCGCCAATAGGCATCTCCTCTTCCGCCACGAGAAGCCCTTCTGGACCCATCTCGAAATCGTCTTGGTCGAGTAACCCAGTAAGGGGTTTATCTATCGCCATCTAATCACTCGGTTGTAGTGACCTGAATCCAATACGATTAAATAATCTTATCAAGATCATTTGCGAGCTTATGGAGGGTGGCAACAGTGTGTGTAATCACGGGTGGTGCCTTATCAGCAATACCCAATGTCAATCCCTCAGTCAAACCCTTGGAGAATTGTTTGTCGGCTTCCGTGGGTTTATCCAAGTTCTCTACCGTCTTCGGGTTGATGACTAATGACGTGCCAAACGCTAGATGCGGAATCACACCACAAGTCGAGAACTTCACATGGATGTCGCCTTCCTTGTCGTACCAGACGCCAGCATCCACACTCACCCCGTCGCCTGGCCCACCTTCCGGTCCAGCCCAGACCGTCGCTTGATTGCCGTCCGGGTTGACGTAATGCCATTTCATCACATCCGACACGGTAACACCAATATGGGCGCTGACCTTCACCTCGAAACCCCTGCCGTCATGTGAATCCACGGAAGCAGACACGCCCTGCTCCTCATTCACGGTCTCCACATCACAAACATGATCGAAGTTCCACTTGTCGGTGCGCGACCACTTCTCTCCAATTTCCTTCCTGAAATAGAAATTGCCGCCTTTGTCCGCATAGAATACGTCCGCGTCGGAACTGTTGCTGACGTAATAACCGGGAGGAACTTGCTGACCTACCATACCCTATGTTGCATCAGGTAACCTAACCAGAAATCCCGGCGTCTTGTCGCCAACCCACGCACCTAGCTGATTGAACTCGTAATACTCGACTGCACCCTCGTAGCCGTCACAGCCCCCGTCGATAAGTTTATCGATGATTTTGTCCTTATCGTACAAAACGATGGGTTCCATGCCGAAACGCTCCAAGATGCCTATGACACAGTCGTCGTAGCCATCCATCACCAAAGCATCCTCGACACCAAGATCCAATAGTCGATCCGCTAACGATACCGTAGTCGCCACATCGCTCATCTAATAATAATCCGCTTTACGTCCCGGTAGCAACTCGTCCATCGGGTAGTCGCTGTGCATACTGATGAATCCGCCTTGCCTGAACCTGATCAACGCTTGTGTCGCGGAATCGACTAGATCATCATGATCGCCAAACGGGAAAGATGCAAATTGCTCTATCACTTCTTCAGCCCAACGTGTTTTCGGAGCATAGACGTGCCCACTGAAAAAGAGGTCTGATACCGCGTTTACTCTGGCAACCTTGTCCTTACCCCTGCCCGGTGTGTATTCCGCTACGGGGATACCCATCCTGCGAAGCTCAAAGATCAAAGGGCTACCCGCTGCTTTCGCTTCCACGATAAAAGCGTCGGGATCATATTCTTTGTACATCTCATACGCACGAACCTTCAGGTCAGGAAATTCCAGACGCTCTTGTAATGCATCAAGAAGAACTATCTTGGCATGACCGTCCTCCGTGTAAAAAACACCCCACGTTGTGCAAGCACTATAATCGGCAGTCTCCTTCGCTAAGAACGCCGTGTCCCACGACTGGATCACGAACTCGCATTTCGGTGGATCTTTCTTCGTCCATTCCTTCCACCACTCCCGTTTGATGATCGCGCCTTCTTCGGAAGTCGGGTCTTGCTGATACTGGGCACTCCACTTCGGGACCGGGAGTTCGGCCTTGAGAGATTCAAGTTGCTCTAACGGCCAGAAGCCGGGCCACAACGGTTTGCCGCTAGGAAGGATCGCGGGCAGTTCGATGATCTCCCATTCGTCTGCACCACCCCTTTGGATGGAAGCCTTGAGAATCTGACCCGTCAGATCCTTCTTCGACCAACGAGTCATCACCAAACAAATCGCGCCGCCAGGCTGTAAACGCTGACGTGGACCGGACGTGTACCACTCATACGTTTTGTTGTAGACATCAGGATCGTTCAACGCCGCTTCCTGCTCAGAATGCGGGTCATCGACAATCAAGATGTCCGCGCCCTTACCCGTAACTGCACCCCCAACTCCGATAGCGAAGTAGTCGCCACCCTTGTTCGTGTTCCAACGTCCCGCAGCTTTCGAGTCCACACTCAACGCAACGCCAGGAAACATCGTCGCATATTCGGAAGAACCCACGAGGTTACGAACCTTGCGCCCAAAACCAACAGCTAACTCCGCAGTATGAGCAGTCTGAATCACCTTGCGATCAGGAAACTTGCCCAGATACCAGGCAGGAAACAGATGGGAAGCGAATTCGGATTTGGTGTGGCGTGGAGGCATGTTGATGATTAAACGCTTCAACTCACCACTCGCGATGCGATTGAACGCATCCGCCATCACACGATGATGATTGCCCTCTATGAACGCAGGCCAAGCCTCTCTCACGAATGCCAAGAAATCGCCGCTCGCCTTTTCCCTGATGCGAGCATTCGATAACTCGTCTAGTAAGTCGAGGATCTCTCGCTGCCTCTCAGCAGGCAATGAACCGATCTGACCCTGTATCGTGGCAATATCCATTTTCAAAAATTATATAAAAATTTTCCGCAGGAAAAGGGGGGAGCCCAATCCTGAGAAAATACCCCCCCCCCACTCTCCTATACTAGTACTAGTATATACCAGCCAGATTAAACCAGCCAGATATATACCAAACTCAAAAAACCTAGATTATACCAGCTAGATAGAACCTAGCTAGATAGAACCTAGCCGCCAGGAAAACAAAAACGGTCTTGAAATTGTGAGATAGAACGTGCAAAACCGTCTTATTCCCCCCGCGCAAGGCGCGGCGAAAAAAAGGGGGGTCGGGGGTACGGGGGTCGGTTTTTCGTCGCGCTGGACCCCCGTCCTATTTTGAGGACAGTCGATTCGAGCCAGCCAGCCAGCCAGCCAGGCCAGCCAGCCAGGCCGGTCGAGCCAGGCCGGTCGAGCCGGGTCGGTCGAGCCGGGTCGAGCTTGGTCGAGTCGAGCCGGGTCGGATCGGGTCGGATCGAGCTTGGTCGAGCCGGATCGACACCCAAAAAGGTCCAAAAAGGGGTCAAAATGGGGGGTCACACCTTATAATTTCGCGAAATCCGAGCTTTTTTTCTGCGTCTAACCTAAGCGCGAAGGCTCAGGATGGCTTAGGTACGCCATTTAAAACGTAGGACCGACGTGGACCCCTTGGTGCACCCTAGTGGTCTCTGGACACCCCCAAGTGCCTTCAGCACCCCTTAGCGAGCTTGTGAGGGCATTTTGGTAGCGCAAGAATATACGGGGTGATATCACCACCCCAAACTGGCCTTGGCGGACCTCCTGGACCGGTCGGACATGGGGCTCTTGTGGTGTCCATATATGGGGCTCTTGTGGTGTCCATATATGGGGACCCCTTGCGCCATCTATCCGTATAGACTACCGTCATTCCGTAGGTTTAGGTTGAGGGGCGGGACACCGAGAGGCGGCAGACTTTATGACCTGCTCACTTTCGAGGGTACCACTTCGACGCTAGGAGGGTTGGGACGCCAAGCAAAGCCTTGGTAAACCCGGCGCGGACCTGCATCATCCGAAATGGTTAGGTCGCCCTATCTTTCACAAAAGACTAGGAGTGACTATGGCTAACGCCATTGCAGTTGCGGTACCGGATACCACTGAAGAACTCCAAACCGGCCTTACTCCTGACGCATGGGACGAGGACCGGATGAACTATCTGGAGGACGTTGGTGGTGAGGAACTCTTGGTGGCAATCCAAGAGCATACCACTGAACTAGTGGTCCCTCTGTACAACCATCATTCGGCTAAACCTGTTGCCGATAAGGCTAAGCGCTCGTGGAACGATAGCGTGTTGGCCATCGTGAAATGGGCGTTGCGGGCGGGGGTAGCATTGAACACCGTCTACGACACCATTTCCGAAACACTGGCGACTAGGGTTGCCGCCATTGGGCGGGATGCGGACGATCCACTAGGTGCGGAACAGCTTATCGCGTTGCGTGCCCTAGTGGAGAACACCGTTTCTCAACTGAATGGACCGTTCTATCGGATGGCACAGATCGTTCGACTCGAAACCGCCGTGAATCTTCTGGCGACTATCGGGGAGAATGATGCTACCGTTGGCAAGCTAAACAGCTTTGCCAAGGAGAAGATAGACAACCTGGCGTTCCACGATTCTAGGGGCGCAATTGTCTGTAGCTATACTCCGAAAGGCTCCGATAAGGAGATATCGTTTACGGTGGCACAAGCTGCTAAGAGTCGAGCAAAGTATCTCGACCTAGTAGCCAAGGCCAAAGGCGTCAAGGAAGCCAACGGACGCCAATGGTCCGCCGTCCAAAGGAAGTATCGTGCGGATAATCCCGCCGGAATGTTGGACCGTCGTACCAAGGCGGAACAGCATAAGATATTTACAGCCGTTGGCGCTCACGTTATGGCGCAAGGCAGTATAACGGCGGAAGAACTGGCGATTATCACCGAATCGAAATGATCTAACCATCGGATGATGCAGGTCGTGGCCAGGTTCACACTTGGCCCTTCCTTTCTTTTTTGTTTTTTTTTGTGGACCTGACTAGCCAACCAGTCAGTCAGTCAGTCAGTCAGTCAGGCGGGTATCTTTCACGAAAGATGCTCGACAGTAAGCTAGACAATGGTTTTATGTGGGTGCTATCAGTCAAACAATATGCCTAGCTTCTCGGTCAATTCATCTTCGATTTGACTGGGCGTGCGGTTCTCGACTACGACGGTGGTACTACTGTCGAATAGACCCGCACCTTTACCTAGCAGTTCGAGTGCCCGAACACGGGTCGAAGCGTTGTTGTCTAGGTCGAGTGCTTCTTCTTTGAGACGTTCAAGTATCCAAGCCTGGCGGGTATGTTCGTGGGCTTTGGTTGCTGTCGAGTTATTCGCTTTCAGCGAGTCAACTTGAATCTTGATGTGAGCTTGCTTCATGAGTTTATGGCCTTCAATGCTGATCGCATTGTTGGACATATTCTTGGCGTTGTAGGCTAGGCGATAGGAAGCGGTATAGTTCTTTCCTTCCGCCACGAAGCCTGCGAACGCTGATTGCTTAGGTGTTAGGGGTAGCCCCTTAGCCCTAGAAGTATTCATGTTGGTGTCTTATTCCTTCCAAAGTGGAGGTGACGATGCGCCTCAATATAGTGCCAGGAAAGCTGGCGCTAATCAATCCCAAAGCTTACAGGGATGCGCGGTTCGCTTGTAACGGGAACGCCGAACGCTGTCAGAAGCGTGCTGACAAGATCATAGTCAGGTACGCTGACGCTTTATGGGATCGGTTCAGTGTCCGCTTTGTAGCGGGTTATGACCGGGACTCACGCAAGAACAGCAAAGCCAAGCGTGAGGGTCAGTTCATAGGTGAGTATACTCGCCG